GGGTGCCACCAGAGCCAGTGCCGGGCGGGGCGAGAGCAAGTGCGGCATGTCACCCAAACCTCACCGCGGTGATTTCCGTGTATTGGCCGACCGGCCTCACCTGGATGGCGTTGGGCTGACGCAGCGCATCGAGGTGCTGCATCGCCTCATCCACCCGCGACGGCGCCGGGATTTGCGGCGCGCGGCGGCGCCACCAGGAGCAGGCCTTTTCGCGGGGAAAGCCGGTATGCTCGAAACAGACCCATTCGCTGTGCCGCGCCAGGCCGCACTCGTAGGTAACGCGGAGCGATGTGGGCTTTCCCGGCTTCTCGTGGCGCGCATAGCTGACGCCAGTAATATCGCACCAGGCGGCCTGCTGCTGGGTGGACAGCAGTGCATTCGACGCAGCCTTCGACGCCACCTTCACCGCCGGTGGCGGGAACTCGTGATCACATTCGATGCAGCGCCGGGCGCTGGCGTGGTTAATGGTCTGGCATTCCGGACAAACCTTGATCGGTGCATCGCCTCCCGCCTCTGTCTTTTCCTTCTTGCGGCCATCCACCGTGTCGATGGGGCCGTGCCGCGCGGTGTTGCCGGCGAAGTCCAGCACCAGGCAGTCGTCTTTACCCTCGGCGAGGCGAGTGCCGCGGCCCACCATTTGGACGTAGAGGCCGACGCTTTTGGTTGGCCGCAGCAGCGCTATCAGGTCGGTGCCTGGCGCATCAAAGCCGGTGGTAAGCACATTGGCATTGGTGACGCAGCGCAGCCGCCCCGCTTTGAACGCTGCCAGGATGCCGTCGCGTTCGGGCGCCGGAGTGTCACCGGTCACGGTCTCAGCTGAGATGCCGTGCTCGCGGATGGCGTCGCGGACGTGGCGCGCATGGGCCACGCCCGAGCAGAACACCAGCCAGGAGCCCCGGCCCTCACCGTGCTGGACGATTTCCGCTACCGCCGCCTGCGTAACCTCATCGCGGTCCACCGCCGCCTCAAGGTCCTTGGCGATGAATTCCCCACCGCGGGTGCCGACGCCGCCGACATCAAGCTGGGTCGTGGTCAGCTTTGGGATGACGGGCGAGAGATAGCCCTGCTGGATCATCTCCAGCACCGGCACCTCGTAGGCGATATCGGTGAACAGCCGATCCTCCCCCTCGTGCAGCAGGCCGCTGTCCAGGCGGTAGGGCGTTGCGGTGAAGCCCACCACTTTCAGCAGCCCGGCGTTGATCTCGTTCAACTGGTTCAGGAAGGAGCGATACATGCCGCTGTCGCCGCGGCCGAGCAGGTGTGCCTCGTCGATCAGCACCAGGTCGCAGCGCTGCACCTGGAAGGCGTGGCGGTGGATGGACTGGATGCCGGCAAACAGGATTTGCGCGCGGATGTCTCGGCGCGACAGGCCGGCGGAGTAGATGCCGGCTGGCGCCTCGGGCCAGGCGCGGAGCAGCGCCTGGAAATTTTGGGATATCAATTCCCGCTGATGCGTGAGCATCAGAACCCGGGTGTCGGCATAGGCGGCGATTGCCTCGCGGATGAAGCCCGCGATGACCACCGATTTGCCGCCTGCGGTGGGAATCACCACAAGCGGATTGCCGGTGTTGCCGGCGAAGTAGTCATAGAGCGCGTCAATGGCGGCGCGCTGATAGGGGCGGAGGGACAGGCTCATGCTGCAGCTCCCTGCACCTGCGCCCAGTTCGCGAATTTGTTCAGGAGCTGGATGACGTCGTTGAACGTCGCCGGCTGCCAATCGGATAGCTGCCCTTTGTGTATCCAGCGCAGTGCCTCGCACTCCATGGTCTGCGCATCGCCGCACAGGACCATTACGGTGATACGCTCGGACAGCTGCGTTAGGCGCTCAAAGTAGAGGCGCTGTCCGCGCGGGATCTCGCCCCGGTGGCTCTTCATCTCCAGAAAGACGAAGTGGCCGTTTATCTCCACGGTGGCGTCAATGTCGCTCATGGCGATCCGCCCCGGGAAGCAGGGCGCGAAGCGTTCAATCTTTGGCCTGCACAGCAAATTGAAGCAGCCACGGCTGCTGCAATCCCAGCGCATGGGGTTGAAGCCGTCGCTCATCGGCTCAGCCCTCCACCCGCGCCTTGGCGGCGCCGAAGAACCCTGTGTCCTGCTCGATGCCGACGAAGCGCCGCCCGGTGTCGCGCGCCACCTTCCCCGTCGTGCCGGTGCCCATGAAGCCGTCGAGCACCAAGTCACCCGGCAGGGTGATCAGGTCCATGAGGTGGCGGATCACCGCCTCCGGCTTCTGCGTCGGGTGCAGCGTCTCGCCCTTCGGCGTTTTCAGGCGCTCATGGCCACCGCAGATCGGGGACTGGAACCAGTTGAAGGCCTCCGGCTCGCCCGGATAGTTAAAGGTGCGCCGCGCGCCGGGCTTCACAAACTGGATGGCGTAATCCATCGCCGGCATGAAGTCGGCCTTGGTGACGGAGGTGCCGGGATTGCTGCGGCACCAGAAGAAGCTGCCTTTGATTTCGAAGCCAGCGGCGTCGAACAGCGCCTGGGCGATGTTCAAATACGGCTCCCCGACAAATATGAAGCCGGAAGCGCCGGGCTTCATGACGCGAAAGAAGCTGTCCGCCCAGCGGCGGATGTCGGTGAGGAACTCCCCCTCGGGCTGGTTATCCCAGGCGCCGAAGTTCTTGTTCCAGTCGGCTTGGCTGGCGAGGCGATAGACGCGGTCGGTGCTGATCCGGTAGGGCGGATCGGTGATGACAGCATCCACCGAGGCGTCACCGAGCTTCTCAACCTCCTGGTGGAAATCGCCATGGATCAGGATGAGGCTGTGCTTCTTGGCGAAGCGGGCCCGGGCGGCTTCCACCAGGCGGGTGAGCTTGGCGAGACCGGTGCCCTGCTCGGCAAAGGCTACCCATTCGGCATCATAGGCACCGCGCATCACTTCGGCCGCGGCCTCGCGCACGATCTCGGGATCGATGTCGCCCAGCTGGTCCCGCACCCAGCCCTGGATGGCGTTGCGGGTGCGATACGCCTCGGCCTGCGCCTTGAACTTGTTCTTGTTGATCCGGCCGCCAGCAAGGTCCTGCACCAGGTCCAGTTGCTGGTCGGCTGTCAGCTGCACAATCGCGCGCAGCAGCCCCTCAGTAAAATCCGCAGTTGCGGATTTTCCATCCGCAGCGTCTCCGCGCTCCACCTCCGCACTTGCCTGCAAGGTTGCGGAGATCACGCCCCAAGCCTGGGGAGCGATTCGCTTCAGGTTGGCGTAGTCGTTCGTTTTCTGGCTGCTCCAACCGAGTTCGTCGCCGATGGCTTTCTGCGTGGCGCCGACCGACTGCTTCCGCCACACCATCTCGGCGTAGTCGACGAAGGTCATCGGCAGCGCGTCTTCGCTGGCGCGGTTCAGCTCGATGGCCTCGCGGTCAAGGCTCGCCGGCTCCGAGATGTGCATCAGGCATTCGGTGATGCCCTCGGCCTTGAAGGCCTCGTAGCGGTGCCGGCCGCCGAACAGCACGCCGGCCGGCGTCACCGACAGCGGATAAGGCTTCACGCCGATGGCGCGCACCTTCTGCCGCAGCCGTTCGACATAGGCCGGGTTCAGCGGGCGCACCTCATGGAAGGCGGTGATGAAGGCGAGAGGCTTCAGCAGCACGCTGAACGGTGCATCAAGCGGCATGGGACATCTCCTGCGTGGGGGTGGAAGTGGGGACGGCGCCGTCACGCCAGGTGCTGCCGTCCGGCAGCCGGTAGCTCACCCAGTCATCGCCAGCGTCGTGCTGCTCGCCGGGGACGAGATCCGGGATGTAGAGGTGCGCGCCGCAGCCGGACTGCTGATCCCGGCGTGGCAGCGGGTGTTCGTGGCGAGCGCAGTGCCATGCACCCTCAGCCACGGGGGTGGCGTGGAGGCACGAGCGGCAGTGTCGCTCCGGCACCGCGCCGCCGTGGCAGACGGCGTGATGGTCGCAGAAGCGGCATTCCCACCAGGCGGGATCATCGCTGATCCGCGCCGGAGGACGGACGGCACTGATGATCCGCGCGGCCTTGGCCAGAATGCGCAGCCCGGCCTCGGCGTCGTGGTGAATGCGCTCCTGGTAGAGCTCGTCGGTGTCCTTGCAGACCGCCAGATAGAAGGCTCGGTCCAACCCAGCGAGCTGCATGTAGGCCTGCATCTGCGCCCAATGCAGCGGCTTGGACGCCGCCACGCCATCGGCCTTCAGCTTGCCGAAAGACTTGGCGCTGTGCGTTTTGAATTCACAGACGTGCCAGGTACGCGGCGCCTCGAGCAGGCCGAGCGCCACGCCATCCATGCTGCCACCGAAGTGGCCGCTGGCGTCGCGCAGCTTCCACTGCCGGCCGGTTGCAGGATCGAGGTCCAGGACTGTCACGCCAATGCGGCGCAGGTCAGCCACGAAGCGGGTCTCGGCCAGATTGCCAGTATCGAAAAGGCGCAGCAGCCGGCCGGTATGCCGGGCGCGGGTGGCCCAGCGGAAGGTGTACCAGATGGAGCGCTCGCAGCCGGCGCCGATCAGCGAGGCGCCGAGATGCTCCCGATAGCCGTGGTCCGCCGCCGCCTCATAGGCGGCATAGATCGCATCCACGGTCGGGCTGCTGGTTGTGGGGAGCGAAACCATGCTCAGCCCGCCCGCCGCCAGGGCGGCGTCGCCGTTGCCGCAGGCAAGGGGCGCGCCAGGCCCGAAGCCGGGGCGGGCCGGACGGGCGGCGAGGCAGAGGGCACTGCCGGGCGCGGGGGCGTCACTCCGCCAAGTGGAGCGTAGCCCTTGACCCGGTTCTGCTTGCGCTGCTCGTGCGGCTGCATATGCTTGTCGCGGCTGTCCGGCTCAACAGCAAGCGTCACCTGCATCTGTCGAAAGTGCAGCGCCTCGCTGTCGCTCACCTGCAGCTGACCGACGGCGTGGCAGATGGCCGACAGCGTGCGCTGGGCAATCTCCACCGTCTGCTGGCTCTGGTTCACCAGATTGAGCTGGTCCCAGATCTTGCGGCCCTGGTGCGCGCCCTCGATCACGTCCATCTCCAGCCAGAGAAACTGGCCGGTGCCCGCGCGGGTGGGACGCATCTCGCTGTTTACAATCTGCGCGGCATAGCGGCCGGGCGGCAGCAGCTCCATCGGGGCGGCGGGGGGGACGCCGGTGGCATCGAAAGTGTCGTTCAGCTGGGCCATGGATCAGCTCCTCGGGCTTGGGTTGGCGTAGAAGGGAACGGCGGCGGCAAAGTCGGGCCAGGAAAGCGGGAGCGTCTCCG